ATGCCAAACAAATTTTATATTTCCGAGTTGAGAGCTCGGAAAGGGGCAACACAGGCGCAAGTTGCCGCCGATCTTGGCATATCTGTTGCTACGTATAATGCGTGGGAAAAGGATATATCCAATGTGGCCATTAGTAAAGTAGTGGCACTGGCAGAGTACTTTGGCTGCACGGTTGACCAAATTTTTTTGACTAGAAACTTGAATTAAAATCAAGTAAAAAGGAGGTATTAAATGCTAAAAAAAGTAATATCTGTTTCGCAGATGGCTGCGGTACTCGGAATTAGCTTAACCGCAGTCCGAGAGGGCATCGCGGTAGGTAAATTCCCATTTGCCTACGCCTGGCAGTCACCTGGGAAGAAGTCAAGAGCCTTTGTCATCGACAAAGAAGGCTTTAAGACTTACTTAATGCATTCCCTTGGTTGGGATTTAAAAATTATCGATGCAGAATTTAAAGCTGCACGTATTCAATAGGAGGATAAATCATGAACTGGAGTAACACATCCTATCATTACACAATATCCGTAATTAAAGGAATCGTAGGTGGATTTCAATATAGCCTCGACAGAAAATGTAATACAAAACGATGGGCGCTGATGGAGCTTGAAGAGTTGGGTATCTCGAATTGGGGATTTTCTAACTTAAAAACGCGATTAATTGACAACGCCATCCGGAAGGCTATCAAGTATGTTAAAAGTACCGACATATCAAAATGTCAGGTATCGACGCTATATCATTCTGGATTTAGGCACGATCCTGGTTATTTTAAAGGTTTAAAGGAGATGTAAATTATGACATGGATTGATGTAGGAATGCATATAAGCTTAGCTGCAGCAGCAGTAGCCTCTATTTTATCAATGGTGATGTTATAAAGGAGACCTTAACTATGACTGAGAATTCAACATATCAAAAGAACATGGAACACCTTAGGGAATCATTCAATTCGAATCAAATTCTAAATAATATCAATAGCGATATTATGGATGCTGCGTATGTGTTGCAAAATTTTATGTGTGATTACGACGAATCGGAAATCCGTATTATCGTGACTACAGACGGCATTACGGCTGAATGGATTGAGGAGGACGATGAATAATGGGTTATATGTTAATTGGCACGTTTTTGATCGCAGGTTCTATGGGAGCCTTAGAAGTTGACCAAATAGGGTATATGCAATTCCTTATTCAATCAATCATAGGGTTAGTATTATCAATATATGGGTATAAAAAGGATATGGCAGAAGTAGAAGCCGAGGAATGTGAAGTCAATTATATTCCTAAAATTAGAAAATACGGCGAATACTGCCAGAATCCATATTACAAATAGGAGGTGGAACATGGATTATATTGATGTGATTAGTGTGCTATTTATTCTTGTTGTGACGGCCGCTTATATTATGTTTTTCGATGGGCTAATTTGGGTGCTAATACAATGAGACGTCCTGTTCGAACATGTACTAAGTGTGGAGTTAGGTTAATTCCACACACTTATAACTACATTTATGACGAGAGTAATCGTAATGCGATTAGAGTTTGCAAGCATTGCCACGATGAACATGTTCGCCGTAAAAGTAAAAATGCCCTCACGCACGGCAATGCGTAAAGGGCAAAGATAAAAATATCCTATATAAATTATACCAGATAAGGAGATAAAATGCCTGAAATAAAAGCAATAAAATCTAAACCTGCTGTAAATGCATTTGATTTTAATTTCTTTGCAGATAACAGGGGCAAACACGAATCATTACAAAAGGTGGCGATAGTTACTACAAATAGCTATATCAAACTTTCAATGCCGGCTTACAGAAAATTAAAAGGCCCGGAATATTTCAAAGTTGGTATAGATATTAACAATAAAGTCATTTGTGTGGCGCCTGCGATTGCAACAGAGCCATATGTAATTAAACCAACAGCAGTACAAATTGAAAGAAACACTATTTATATATCCAAAAGTCGTAGCGTAATTCAAAAACTTCAAGAAATCGGGATTCCCAAAATTGTTGAAGGGAAATTAGTTGATGATGAATTACTGTTTAAATTCTAAAGGAGAAACTATCATGGAAAATCAAAATATCTTAACAATTAAATTCAATACATTAGAAGATCTTGCACTTAAAATCGCAGAATGGAATGAAATTTTAAACCATCAATGCTGCGGTAATTGTCATGATGAAAAGCACCCTGCTGAACAAGTAACAAAAGCAATGTGTGAAACTGCACCTAAAACAGAGACTGCTACAAAGCAGGAAAAACAGAAAACTCCAGAAATTACGGATGACGACCTTCCAGTACTTCCTCTTGACGCTGATCCGTCGCCTAAAGCAGAATTACAACCTCAGCCAGTCGTTCAAGAAAAGGTTAAATCTGTTCCAAAACCTGAACCAGAACCTGAACCCGCATTGGATGTAAGTGACGAACCTGTAGATAAAAAAGCCTTTTATAAGGAATTCCGTGAATGGATGGGCGAGGACGGGGTAAAAGCAAAAAAAGCACTTGCAATTTTTAGCAAGCATGGCGTTACTCGTCCGTCTAGCGACTCTTTGACGGAGGATCTTATCACCGATTTAAAATCCATTATGGCAGGGGAGGATTAATATGGCTAAGCAACAATTCAAAGCGCAAGCTGATATATGTAAAAAGTCATTAGACGTATTACTTAAGGCAATTGAAATGGACCCTGGTAATGCTGAAGAATACCAGGCGGGTATAGCGTATACAGAAGGTGTAATGAAGGCATCTAATGCAATTGTAAAAGCCTTTGATGTGGTAGAGCCTCCTAAGACAGCTAAGCCTAAAGATAAAACTGAAGATGCGGCAAAGGAAGAAAAGCCAAAGCGTACCCGTAAGACTAAAACAACTAAAGAACCTGAACCAGTTGCTAGTCAACTAGCTGTAGATGAAACACAGCCAATGGTTGAGCCTGGTGTAGAAGATAACGCTGACCTCTTTGCTATGTTTGGCGATTAAGGCGGTGGTGTTCTGTGGAAACTGTGTCTAGTTTATACATCCGTAAAATGTTCGATAGCATCATAATTGAAAAACATTATGATGCTGCTTACACAACAATTCACCATTGCGATTGCAATCATACATTTGGTGGTACATGGAATCGCAAATATAGCATGGGCTGCGGATATTATACAGGTGCGAAATATTATGTTTGCCCTAATTGTGGAACTCGCTCCGAACCATATGTTCATAAAGTAGTAATTGCATCTGATGATGAGGAACTATTTCCTAAAGAAATGTTTTTTGAAGTCGTTAATTGCAAAGACTTTCTCGATCTTCGTATTAAATATAAAGGAATCCAGCTATTTTGGGATGGAACATCTGAAGATGGCTCTTATAAAGAAGTCCTGCGTTTTGATTTCAAAGCCAGAAAAGCTTTTTATATCGATGAAGATAAGAGAAAACATGAGCTCACAGTCGAGTATATTCGTGAGTATGATAATCCGATTATGCCAATTTTAAAATACATAGGAAAATCCTATGCAGTTCATGGCGTTAATAAAGAACATTTGGCCAAACTCTTCAAAAGTCTGCGCCTAATGTTTGAAAAACGCTTGTCAGAGCAGTGTGGATATAAAGTAAAAGATGTTTATATCCCACATTCGATTAGTGAATATGGCGGGTATGGTATTTCCATGCTAGTTAATATGATCTTAAAACTCAGAGCCCCTGACATGCCTGCTGTCACTAAAATAATTAAAAGCAAAATTAAATGGAGTTCATGTTATTGGATTGGTTACGTAAGAGATCTTCCTTTTGATGAATCGATATTAACTATGACTAAAAAGGGTATAGGTTTTCTTGAAGCGTTACGGATTTACCACCGAGCGCCTGATAGTAAATTATTACGCAACATGATGGTTAATGACCCTGTGATTGTTAGATTGTCAGATATGTTGAATGTTTTTAAAGACGAAAATAATCGAAGGACAATATTGACTCTTAATCGAGATAAAGGATTCGATGATGCATCTGCGAAAATAGTAGATGCTGCTCATTTGAATGAGCAGATGGGTGTTAGGTCTCAAAAAATCTTTAATATGTGGATCGGTCTTTCCAAGCGATATGGAGAACGAAATTTATTGCGGTATTTGTTAAATGTCACTGCATCAGATATCAGGGATATTGTTAACATGTACAGTCAAATAAATGGTAAGTATATAGCTCAAGTTTGGAATACTAATTGCAAGTTAAAAGACTTCCATGATGTTGTAGTTAATATTTACAACAAACAAGAGTACGGTGACGTAATGCTTCCGGAAGTCCCTCAGCTACAAGCTGATGTAAACGGAATGCACTTTATAGTTCCTAAGACGGCAGCTGATTTGATGACTGTAGGTAAACGGTTAAAAAATTGCGTTGGATCATACCGAGATAGAGTCATGAAAGGGACTACTGCAATAGTGGTGGTCACTGACGATGCAATGAAGCCAATCGCATGCCTAGAATTGGATAATAAAGGTAAAAAGAAAGATCGTCAAATATTCGACTTAGTGCAGGCGAAGCTCTTCGCTAATGAAGAACTAAAAAAGAATGCTCAAATTAATTCGACGGTGATGCAATGGGCCAATCAATTGCAGATTGAGCCGCACACCATCGATGTGGATGCCACTGTTGTATAGGAGAATGATATGAAACTCACAAAATTAGAATTACTAAATTTTAAAGGTCTAAAGTCCTTTGCCATAAATATTAATGGCGATGTCGTAATTCGTGGCGATAATGCTACTGGTAAAACGACTGTATTTGATGGTCTGTGCTGGCTCCTCTTTGGTAAGGACAGCCTAGATCGGGCTGATTTCGAAATTAAGACATTGGATGGTGGCGAACCTATCCATAAAGTTAATCATGAAGTAACAGGAACCTTTACTTTGGACGAAGGGGGCACAGTTGAACTTAAGCGTGTGTATCGTGAAAAGTATTCATCCCCTCGTGGTGGCGAAGTTACCCTCACAGGTCATACGACAGATTATTTTGTCGATGGTGTTCCTAAAAAAGAAAAAGAATACAAAGAAATGGTTAGTTCTCTTGTCGATGAAAGCATCTTCAAACTAATTACAAATCCATTGTATTTTAACGAAACGTACTCCTGGCAAAATCGTCGGAAGCTGCTCCTTGAAATGTGTGGCGACATTGATGATGCTGTTGTAATCAATAGTCGTGAAGACTTAAAACGATTAGCAGAGTTATTAGATGGCCGCACGGTTGATGATCAACGTAAAGTGATTGCCAGCAAGAAAACAGCTATTAATAAAGAACTGGATATGATTCCGGTTCGTATTGATGAAGCTGTACGAAATAAACCTGAAGTTATGGCTAATAAAGATAAACTAATCAGTGATATTAAAACTTTATCAACTGGCATTGATGATGTTGAAAAACAAAAGGCTATTATTAAAAACGGGTTTAGTGCTACAGAAAAGCAATCTAAAATTCGTGACATTAATCGTCAATTAGACGGTAGACGTTCAGACATGCTATCCGATTATCATAAGCGCAAACAACATTTGCGCAGCGAATACGAAGCGGCACTATCTAAATTAAAGGCAACAGAAGCGGAAAGAGATAGATGCATGGATAGAAGTAATGAGCTTAATAAAGAAATTGAGCAAGAAGCCAAACGCATCGAAACTCTAACGTCTGAATTTCACACATTTAATGCTCAGCAGTTCAGTAAAGAAGCTTGTCCTACTTGTGGACAGCAACTACCAGCGGATAAGCAGGAAAAGCTCGAGGCAGAATTCAACGCTAATAAGTCTAAAAAGCTAGAAGAATGGAAAGGCCTTATCGATAGTGCTGTTAAGCTAAAAGAAAGCTATGAAGAGCAGCAAAGAATCATGGCGTTGAAAGCTGATGGCCTAATAGATGAAATTACTCTACAAAGCAAAGATCGAGATAGTAAACGCGAAGAATATGAATCGTATTCTGAACCTAATGCCGAAGATGATTCTACGTATGCTGACTTAAAAGCGCAATTATTCTTGCTTGAGATTGAAGAGGAACCAGGTGCAGATACCGAAGAACTTGCAATACTTGAGGACGAAATATCCTCTTTGAAATCTAAAAAAGCAAATCTCGAGACTGAATTGAATAAATTCAAATTGATTGATGATATTGAAAATCGTGTTATTGAATTAGAAAACCAACAACAAAAACTTGTTACCGAAAAGAATGACCTCGATGAAGCATCATATCTTATGGATGAGTTCGTTAAGGCTAAGGTTAATATGCTCGAAGAAAGCATTAATGCAAGGTTTAAATTGGCTAGGTTCAAAATGTTCAACGTTATGCTAAATGGCAATGTTGAAGAATGTTGTGAAACGACCTATAAAGGGGTGCCATACCGTAGCATGAATAATGCTGCGAGAATTAATGTCGGATTAGATATCATTAACGCATTGACTAGCTATTTCAAAGTTAATGCGCCAGTGTTTATCGATAATGCTGAAGCTGTAACAGACTTTATTCCTGTTAATAGCCAAACAATTAAATTGATCGTTGATGAGTCAGAACCTCAACTGGTCGTTAAGGAGGTATAGGTATGACTAATTTACAGATTTTTAAAAATGATACATTTGGCCAAGTTCGTATTTTAGAAAAAGATAACGAATTATGGTTTGTTGCAAAGGATGTATGTGATTGTTTAGAAATAAAAAATACAACCGACGCACTTAAACGATTGGACAATGATGAACGGTCTAGATTTAATCTAGGGCGTCAAGGAGAAACAAATATCGTCAATGAGTACGGACTATATAACCTGGTGCTTTCAAGTCGAAAACCTGAAGCTAAAGAATTTAAACGGTGGATCACACACGATGTAATCCCTCAAATTCGTAAGACAGGAACTTATAGCATGAACATTCCAAAGTCATTACCTGAAGCTCTTAGAGCCTATGCTAATGAGGTGGAATCGCACAATGCTACCAAAGCTATCGTCGCTCAGCAAGAGCAGCAGATAGCCGAATTTAAACCGGTTAAGGATTACGTCGATAAAATCCTCTCAAGCAAATCTTGTTTAACAATCACACAAATTGCCGCTGACTACGGCATGAGTGCTCAAGAGCTAAATAAGATTTTGCACGAAGCTGGTCTGCAACGCAAGGTCGGTGATCAGTGGATTCTCTACAAGCAGCATATGTCAAAAGGCTTCACTAAATCAGAAACCTTTACATTCTGCAGAAGCGATGGTCGCTTAGATTCTAAAATCACTACTAAATGGACTCAAAAGGGCCGTTTAGAAATTCACAATATTTTATCTAACTTAGATATCCACGCTGTATGCGAAAACGTGGCATAGGAGATACATAATGGCAAATGAAATAGCAACTAGAAGCAATACAAATTTACCTGGTTTTCAATCTGCAGAAGGATTTGAATTATTACAACGACAAGCAAAAATGTTTACACATTCCACGTTGGTCCCTCAACAATTCCAGGGTGAGCAGAATATGGGAAATGCTATTATCGCATTAGAAATGGCAACTCGAATGAATGCTAGCCCATTAATGGTAATGCAGAATTTATACATTGTATATGGTAACCCTGGCTGGTCCTCTAAATTTTTAATTGCAACGTTTAATCAATGTGGACGTTTTGAAGCTATTAAATACAAACCCACTGGTGAAAAAGGAACAGACTCTCAAGGTATTATTGCTTATACTCGTGAGAAAGGATCAGATGAAATTATCGCAGGTCCTGAAGTAACCATCGCATTAGCCAAACAGGAAGGCTGGTATGACAAGAAAGGTTCTAAATGGAAAACCATGCCGGATCAAATGTTACGTTACAGAGCTGCAGCATGGTTAATTAGAACTACAGCACCTGAAATTTCAATGGGATTACAGACTGCAGATGAAATCATTGATGTTGAAGGAAAGGTTATTGATACAGCTGACATAGTCGCTGAAACTATTAATCAAAACGCTAATAGTGAAGTAATCGATATTGAACCTACCCCTACCAATGAGTTCGTTAATCCGGAAACGGGCGAAGTAGTCAATATGTTCGGTGATTAATTGTGATTAGCATTCAAGCATTCGGTAGCAGTTCGAAAGGGAACTGCTACCGAATCAAAACCTCAACCAATGGCGATGAACTGCTACTGGATGCAGGATTATCATTTAAAGAAATTCAAAGGTATTGTCACTTTAACTTTCTACACCTATGCGGAACGTTGCTTACGCATCAACACGGCGACCATAGCAAGGCTGTAAATGATTTATTAAAGCTAGGTCATCGTGTATACATGTTAAAAGACACTGCTGATGCATTATATGTAGCAGGGCATCATAAAGCGATCTATATTACGCCTAAGGTTCAATTTACAATAGGTAATTTCAGCATTTTGCCTTTTGAATTAGAGCATGACGTTCCTAATGTTGGATTTTTGATTTCCGACGGAGAGGAAAAACTACTCTATATTACTGATACCTATTACTGCCGATATACGTTCAAAGATGTTGATCACATTATGGTTGAATGTAACCACTCCTATGAAATCCTACATCAACATGTAGAAGCTGGTTATCTAGATAAAAAGCGAATGGAACGGTTAATCCAATCTCATTTTTCACTAGAAAATGTAATTAAATTTCTAAAATCTATGGACCTAACTAAGTGCCAAGACATACGGCTACTACATTTATCTGATAGCAACTCAGATGCAGAAACATTCAAACGAGCTGTTCAAGCTGCCACTGGAAAATTAGTAATCGTGGAGCAAGAAAGGAGTCCCTTATGATTATTAAATCGATTCAAATTAAAGATAACGATATCAGTATTGCTTATCAGAAGCCATCTGCCACAGGGTTAACGGATGTATTCACGTTAAAATCTAAGGATGATCCACGTCCTCAACTTCTGCAAGCATTCAGCAAACTGCAGTCTATTGTAAAAAAGAACTTTGAATTCTTGGAAGAATTTAAAATCCCATTTTTGGTAAATACATTCAAATTTAAGTATGGCGACATCGAAGGCCTTATTAACCAGGTTGGTGTCGAGGGTATCGTGTCTGATATGAACACCCCTAACGAATTTAAATTTAAAACGGACTGGTTAAATGTTGAATATGCAGACTCTACATTTGCTATCTCAGTTCAAGATTTAATCGATGAATGCATTAAGTTCATTATGGGACGTCGAGCCCAGGATAATTTATTTAACGACAATGAAGAGTGATAAAAATGGCGAAAAACCAATCATACTACTTTAGTCATGATATCAATGCGAGTAATGATCCTAAAATCGCTGCTATGATTTCAGAATTAGGAATGATTTCCTATGCATGGTGGTGGATATTGATTGAAAAATTAGCCGCAGCAGATGATTATAAATTGCCACTAAAAAAATATACATTCGTCGCTTTGGATAATGAATTAAAGATGAATGATGAACAAATTTTAACAAGTGTTCAACAAGTGTTCAACAAAAATCAACACGTGTTGGAACAAAATTCAATGTGTTCATTTTGTTCATTTTTGTTAATTTATTTGTTGATTCATGACTACGAATTATTGGACTGTGATGACGAATATTTTTGGTCACCCAGCTTAATTCGTAGATTTGAGTTTAAAAAAGTGAAAGAGGAAACTATCCGCGAAAAACGTAGGTTGGCGGGCCTTAAAAGTGCGGAATCTCGAAAAGCAAAAAAACAAAATTTAACACATGTTCAACAAAATTTAACACATGTTCAACAAAATCAACTAATAAAAGAAAAGAAAAGAAAAGAAAATAATATAGAGAGAGATACGCGCGCGCGTGAAGACGAAAATCCTATATCTATATTTGAAGATGATGAAGTAAAAAATAAACCCATTTACGAATTGTATATGAAATCAATTGGAATTGTATCACCTACTATTAAAGAGCGATTAGATGATCTAGTTGAATCATATGGCAAAGAACGAGTCATTGTTGCTATTAACACCACAGCGGATAACGGTGGCAATAGTATCAAGTATGTTGAAACTGTCACGGCAGGGAATCTAAAGCAGGAGGTGCAAAAGGATTTTGGAGCAAGCAAATGTAACAGCAATGCTAGAGGCGTGTCTCGAAAAAATTCGAGAAAGGACGAAGACGTCGACTGGGAAAAAGAATATCAAAGAGTCCACGGTAAAAAATGAGTTCTTTTATCCGGTCTACGATGAACCAGTAGTCATTCAAACTAACATTAATACCACCTATACCGCAGTCGGAATCCCTAAACGGTATTACGACATGGATTTTGACTGGTTACGCAAGCATGGTAGTTTTCCTAAAGAGAATGCTGAAGCTTACGATGTGGTTAAAAAGTATTCTAATAATCTGAAAGATAATCTTGATTCCGGTAAGGGCCTCATATTAAGGGGCCCAGCTGGTACCGGCAAGACATCGATTGCGGTGAGCATCCTAAAACAAGCTATGGCGTTAGGTAAAGGGTGTCTCATGATTTCGATGCCTAACTTGTTAGACACTATGCTTACATTGTCTAAGGGCGACAATGTAGCTTATCTAAGATTTGAGCAAAAACTTAGAAATATCCCATTGCTATTACTTGATGACTTTGGGGCGGAGTATTCAAAATCTGATTGGGTACCATCCAAAGTTGAAAGTATCATTATTGATCGCTACAACCGGATGAAACCCATCATTCTCACGACGAACTATAGTGATGCCTGGACTGAAAAGAATTATAGTCAAAGGGTGTATGACCGTCTACGCGGTGAATATGCTGTGGCTATATTCAATGGAGAGTCGCACCGATGAAAATTCTCTTACGATGCCAGTTTAGATTTCGGAAGAAAACTCATGACCGGTTCCCAACATTGAATGAGTATATCGACTGTGAACGTGGCTCGACTATAGCTGCGGCTGCCATGAAGAAGAAATGTACTGAGCAGGTTAAAGAACAATGCCTTTCACAGCAGATACAACCAGTTAATGGGAAAGTAGACCTACTATTTGAATGGCATTCTTCAACCAGGCATGATCCTGACAATGTAGCGTTTGCTAAGAAGTTTATTCTTGATGGATTACAAGCTGCTGGTGTGCTAGAAAACGATAATAGAAAGTTCATTGGTACTATGGCTGATGAGATTATTCAGGATGATGAAGACTATGTAATCTTACACATCACGAAAAATATGGGAATATTTTTATAATTTTAAGAATTAAGGAGATAAATAAATGAGTAACTTACAAGTAAAAGCGATTGAAGCCGCTCGTAAAGTGCTATTAGAAATGGGACATGAATTTGAAGAATTAGAATTCATGTATGTTGTATGGTTTTGTAAAACATTACAAAACTGGAAAGCATTAGTAAGTGGTCCTGGTATTGATGAATATGTAGAAGTAACACACAATGGTGACCGTGATGAGACATATGTTGATGTTTATTGCAAAACTAAAAATGTATGCATAAAAGATAACTAATGAAAATACTAGATACATGCTGTGGTAGCAGAATGTTTTGGTTTAACAAAGAAAATGCAGACACAATTTACATGGATAATCGAACTGAAGATACAATGCTATGTGATGGTAGAAAGCTAATAGTTAAGCCTGATATAATCGCAGATTTTCGGGACCTTCCTTTTGAAAATGAAAGCTTTTATCTAGTAGTATTTGATCCACCTCATCTAATAAGGGCAGGAGATAACTCATTTTTAAAATTAAAATATGGAAGGTTAGATACAACATGGAAAGATGACATTAAGCAAGGCCTCTCTGAATGCTGGAGGGTTTTAAAGAAGAATGGGACAATGGTATTCAAATGGAATGAGGAACAAATCTCGTTTTCTAAGATTAAAGCCTTGCTCCCTTGCGAGCCTGTAATCGGACAACGTAGGGGAAAAACAATATGGTTGATATTTTTTAAAGATTAAAATGTTAGTTATTTATCGCTGGCAAAAACAAATTCGGACTAAAACATAAAACAACTTGTAAAGGGGGAAACATATTTGAATGAATATGATATTGAGAAAATCACAAGGTTGGCCACAGAGGTAGCAACCAAAACCTACTATGAATTAGCCAAACAAGAAAATGCTCAACTAGGTCGCAAACTTCGACACAACACGATCAAGTTATTAAAGCATTATAGTCAGTTACAGTCGTATGTAGACAATGCTATTTCGGATTCAACACAGGCCGAGGATATATGGCTCAATGAACTATTGATTGATATGTTTGACGATAAAAGCATTGTGAGGGTAAATGCCATTGTTAAGAGCAAAGAAAAAACAGCATTAATGATGCGCCATGTAAATAACATGCTAGACATCTATGCCGAGAAGTGCAGTGCAAAGCAATTTAAGTATTGTGAGTGCATGCGCAGGTATTATATTAATGGGGAATCGTTAGAGCAAATAGCTGAATCCTTTCCTGAAAAGCCAGATGTACGTACCATCAAACGCTACATCGCTAGAGGAATTGAAGAACTATCCGTATTACTTTGGGGTGTTATTGGGCTGAATACAAAAATAGCTTAATAAAATTGTCCCAAAACTGTCCTAGACATGTCCTTCTTGACAATTTATAATGATAGTGTGAGTTAATAGGACAACAGATACTCTATCTCTCAACGACACAGTGAAACCTAGAACACTAAAGCAAAAGACCACTTAATCTATACGGTTAGGTGGTCTTTTTGTATGCAAATTTAAGGAGGCGAGGTGAATACGATTGACTGATGTGTATTGCGAAAAGAGAAGATGCTTAAACAATGTTAAGGGTTGGTGCAAAGCTAATGGCATTCATATTGATCATATGTGTAAATCGTATGCACCTTCACATTCTTTAATTAAAACTAAAACAGCAAAGGTTCATAAAGAGCGTGGTAAGTACAAACAAAATAAAGTTGTAGTGAAGTAATGAACCTGGGGCGTCCGTTGAAGGGCGTTTTTTTTGTTGCCCAAATTTACATTATCAATATCGATTTTAATTGAGAAAGTGAAAATTTGGAAAAGGTACTTCCTAGAGCAAAAACCGCCGCTGGTCGCCCCCGCGCGAAGATTGTCTCTGTGTGGGAGAAATTTTGCTGTTGAAAGTTGAATGTCAAGAGACAGAAAGGAGGCCGTCAATGGCCGACGCAAAACCGAGAGTCAAATTCAATACCGCAGGCGATTTGCTCGTATCGACCGCACAACTTTGCGACCTTCTTCGAGTATCACCTGAAATTATTTCCAGGCATCATAAATCTGGGATGCCGAAAGCTGCCACAGGGTGGTGGAATCTCAGGGAGGTGCTTGCGTATCTTGGACATGCAAAAGGCGATAAAGCAAAAGACCAATCTGCAGCCACTCGAAAGTTAGTTGCCGAAGCTGACTTAAAGGAGTCTAAAGCAGCACGCGAGAAAAAGCTTCTTGAAATATTAGAGGGCGAATACATATCTCGTGCAGATGTCGCTAAGGAATGGTCTGGGCGAGTACTCGAATTGAAATCGTCTTTTATTAAATTGGCGAAACGAATTGCGAGTGAATTCACGGATCCGGAGGAACGGGCGAATGTAGAAAAGGCGGTGAATGACGTTGTCGAAGAATACCTCGAAAGCTACGCGCGTAAAGGCGAGTACACGCCGGAAATCAAAGTCAGTCGAAAAACAAAGACCTAAGGTTGAATGGTTTCCAGAAGAGCTTGAAGCGTTTAAACCCCCAGAACGATATACGGTTTCGGAATGGGCTGATAATTTCAGAGTGCTAACGAGTGTATCTGCAGAACCCGGTAGATGGCGGACAAATCGAACACCGTATCTCAAAGAACCAATGGATAGATTCACTGATCCACTTATTGAAAAGATAGTTCTTTGTTTTGGGGCACAGCTGGGTAAGACAGAAACAGAACTTAACATGATAGGGTATGCGCTAGACCAAACAGCATCCCCTACCATGATGGTATATCCAACAGATACCATTGCCAAATTCGCTAGCGATAAGCGTGTGCAACCTATGATTAAATCGGTCAAATCGATTAGCGACAAGTTCGATGAGAATAGTAAATTGCTGGAGTTAGATTTCAACAACGGCAATTATATGGTGCTCGTCGGGGCCAACTCTCCGAGTAGCCTTTCGAGTCGATCGATTAAATATCTATTCTTTGACGAAATTGACAAATATCCCGCCTTTGCAGGTAAGGAGGCAGACCCAATCAAACTGGCGACAGAACGTACTAAAACGTTTGTCGATAAAAAAATCGTAATGGTGTCTACCCCTACGGTTGAGTCGGGTAATATTTGGCAGGCGTTCATGAGTGCAAATGAGCGCCGGCAGTACTACGTGCCGTGCCCACATTGTGGGGTGTCGCAGGTCCTCAAGTTTAAGCAGATAAAATGGCCGGACGAACACAACGATAATGTGGACATGATACGTGATACAGCGTACTACGAATGTGAACATTGCGGCGAACGTATTTACGATAAGCACAAAATGGAAATGTTAAGACGTGGTGAATGGAGAGCGGTAAACGAATCGCAAAGTAAAGTCCGCTCGGTATCGTATCACTTATCGTCGATATATTCGCCGTGGATCACATTCGGAGACGTTGCTTATGAGTTTAAGAACTCCAAAGGCACGCCAGCTACATTGATGAACTTCATTAATTCGTGGCTAGCTGAACCTTGGAAAAGTTCTAAAACTAAAAGCACACAAAATATGGAATTTACTCAATCCAATTATCCGTGTGGCGTTGTGCCGGATAAAGCGGTATTGCTTATCGCTTCAGTTGACGTACAACTTGATCACTTCTGGTGGGAAGTAAGGGCGTATGCACCGGGGGTTAAATCCTATCTTATTGATTATGGACAGGCAAGCACATGGGAAGATTTAGAGGAAATTATCATCAACAGAGAATATCCATCAGAGTATGGTGAAGCTCGACAGGTGATGAAAGCAGGTATCGACTCGGGCTTTAGAACAGATGAAGTATATCAATTCTGTTCTAGGTTCCCTGAAGTCTGTATACCTTTAAAAGGTTCCTCAAATCATACGACTATGACAGCGCCATACACAATGACCTCTTTAGAAAAGGGCGTTGTAGGTGGATTGAAGCTATATGTATTAAATACTGATTATTGGAAAGACTTTATATTCGCACGAATGATTAGGCCTGCAGATGAAGAAGGAACAATTCATTTGTACAAAGAATGTCCGCAAGAATACTCTGATCATTTACGGTCGGAGGAGAAGCAGGAAATTAGAAATGTAAAAACAGGAGCCGTAACGGTACAGTGGAAACCACTTACCAGTCATCCTGTCAATCATTTACTTGATACTTGTACTTACAATGCTGCAGTAGCAGATATTGCAGGTGTTAAATATTTAGTTGAACCAGCTGACTATGAGGAAACTGAAGAGGTTGAAACCTACGAAGATTACGGCGGAGGCATAGGAAATACTGGGCATTGGTTTAGATAGGAGGTGAACCATGAGCGATGTAAATGAACAACTTGAACGGGTCCGTCAAGTGATTGAAGATATCGAAACTAAAGGATACTCCGAATTACAAATTGGCGGCAAGCGGTTCAAGGCAATTGACTTACCAGTACTGTATGCACGAGAACAAACACTGATGCAACGTGTACATGAGGAGTCAAATGGGTATCAAACGGATGCATTCGTAACATGGGGTGGGCGATGAATATTATTGATAAAGTAATAGGATGGGTAAGTCCGCAACGTGCTTATGAGCGCCAAACCTATCGTGATGCACTACGTCAATATGACGCAGCATCAATGGATAGGTTAAGTAGCGATTGGCAACCTGCGTATGGTACAGCCGAGCAACTTGCAACCGGTTCGCGTGATATTATCCGTGGACGTGCAAGAGCGGCAGAGATGAACAGCGACTTAGCTGAATCAGCAGTTATTGCGTTGTTACGAAATGTAATCGGCGCAGGTATTGTACCTCAAGCAAAAGTGCGAAATCGTAATGGTAAATTAAATAACGAACTTAACAAGAAAATCGAAAAAGCCTGGGCCAAATGGGCCGAACCTGAAAACGCAGACATTAGAGGTATTTCTAGTTTTTATGAATTACAAGAAATGGCGCTAAGACGGATGGTGTATGATGGCGAAATTCTAGTCAATAAGACTTCACAAGGCTCGTACTTACCATTATCCATTCAGCTGATAGAAGCTGAAAATATCGGAGCGATAAGCATTACACACGGTAAGAATAACATTATCAACGGGGTTGAAGTTACTGAGCACGGCAGACCTGTAGCCTATCACGTGAGTCAAACTGACCCAATGGGCTTGCGTTCGTTTGATACAGTTCGCTTAACAACAAACCAAGCGTTTTTATTATTTAAACCGAAACGACCTTCTCAGATTAGAGGCATAAGCTTATTGGCTTTAGTCTTACGACGAATACACGATATCGACGAATACATGGATGCTGACTTGATTGCAGCTCGTGTAGCAGCGTGTTTTAGCATTTTTGTAACGTCTCAAAATCCAGCAAGAAAAACTGAGATATTGCCCCGAGATAAAAAAGGTAGACCCAATATGACAATGGCACCGGGCATGGTTAGACATCTCAGCCCTGGTGAATCGATTGCGTTTGCAGACCCTAAACGCAATGCAGGAACTGCAAGCGAATATTCAGCAACTCAGACTAGACGCGTAGCGTCCGGTCTTGGTATGAGCGCTGACATCGTAGCGCGTAATATATCTGGGAATTTCTCGGCTGCAAGGCAAAACTTGTTAGAGGACCAAAAGACGTTCCGTCAAGTGCAGAAATTTGTAATCACACATTTCTGTATACCGATTTGGAAAGCTTTTATTGACGCCCTTTACTTAGCGGGTGAATTACCTTCTGACTACTTAGCGAACAAGGACAAATACCAAGAGGCAGCTTGGCTTGCTCCAGGGTGGTCTTGGATTGACCCAGTTAAGGAAGTTAACGCTAATAAAGAAGCTATCAAATCCGGTCTTACAACATTAGAAGATGTGTGTGCATCGTCTGGACGAGATTGGGAAGAAGTTCTTGAACAAAGGAAACTCGAACAAGATAGAGCTAAGGAGCTCGGGGTGTTACTAGATTATTCCAGTGAGTTGCAACCGCTAACGATGGGCGATGATGACACTATACAGGAAGGAGCTGATGGCTAGTAATGAGTGAACATCAAAAGCGTAGCATTCTTGGTAATTATTGCCGTGAATCTACTATTGACAATGTCGATACCGATAGTCGGACAGTAGAACTATCATTCTCTTCCGAAACGCCATATGGTCGTTGGTTCGGCGATGAAATCCTTTGCCACGATGAAGAGTGCATCAATCTTGAGCGCTTTAATAATGGTTTAGGTACAGCGTTGTTTAACCATGATCGTGGTGCGGTCGTGGGACACGTTGAAAGGGCTTGGATTGAGGATAATCGAGGGAAAGCACTAGTGCGATTTGACGAAGATGAACAATCCGACACCATATTCCAAAAGGTACAATCCGGAACGCTACAAGGTGTAAGTGTTGGGTACTCAATCAAGCGTTATGAAGTGCTCGACGATAAAGACTCTGTATCCAGTAATGGCCGATTCAAAGGCCCTGATACGTATGTAGTTACGGATTGGGAACCTTTAGAAATCAGTATTGTATCTGTTCCTGCTGACCCAACGGTGGGCGTAGGACGTAGTGCTGAAGAAATTCATACAAATATTAATACACAGGAGGAAGAGAAAAGTATGGATGAAAAAGAAATTTTAAAAACTGAAGACGTGAAATCTACAGAACCAGTTGAAACTGGTATCACACAAGCGGACCTTGCTAAAGCAATGGAGCAAGAACGTAAACGTACTTCCGAAATTACTGCATTGTTCCGTGACTTTGATGTAGAAGGTGCAGACGAAGCAATCGTAATGGGTGTATCTGTTGACGAAGCTCGCGCAATGGTAATGGATCAATTACGCGCCCGTAACAAAGGTGTGTCCGTAACAATGGGTGAAGCCGAAAGCGACAAGTTCCGTGCGGCAGCGCAAGACGCTGTATTAATGGCAGCGGGCTTACCTGTAGCAGAACCGGCACCAGGTGCTAATGAATTGCGTGGCTACTCCATGATTGAGTTAGCCCGCGAGTCCTTACGTCGTGAATGCGATACTAAAGCCAACTTCGGCGATAACATGGAAATGGCACGTGCGGCTATTAATTCCACATCTACATTCCCTGCTATCATGTCTAACTTGGCCAATAAATCTGTGATGAATGGTTTTAACGAAGCTGAAACTACATTCCAAATCTGGACCGGCAAAGGCTCTAACCGTGACTTCAAAGAAGCAGCACGTTACGCATTGTCTGAAGCAGGCAACCTCGAATTAGTACCAGAAGGCGGTCAATTCCCGCAAGATGTATTCGGCGAGGCATCCGCTCGTACTAAAGTAGCTACCTACGGTAAAATCTTCAGTTTGACTCGCCAAGCTATTATTAATGATGACTTGGGTTTATTCTCCAAACTTGCTACTAAATATGGTTCCGCTGCAAAACGCTTGGTAAACAAAATGGTGTATGCTCAATTAACTGGTACAGTTAAAATGCAAGATAACGTAGCCTTATTTGACGATAAACATGGAAACGTAGCGAAAACAGCAGAGGCGTTATCCGTTACATCTTTGGCGAAAGCAATTACTGCTATGCGCCGTCAAAAAGGTATTACCGATGAAGCTAATTTGAACATCACACCTAAATACTTGGTAGTGCCACCTGAATTAGAAGTAACAGCATATCAAATCGTTAACTCTACTGCAGCAGTAGATGGTACAAACTCTGGCGTAGTAAATCCTTATAAAGGCCGCTTTGTTGTAGTGTCTGATGCTGAATTGACAGACCCTACTGCATGGTACCTAGTAGCGGATGCGGCTCAACACGATACTATTGAAGTAACGTACTTGAATGGCGTTGAAACTCCACGCCTTGAAACACGTCAAGGTTTCGACGTAGACGGCATTGAATACAAAGTGGCATTTGATGTTGGTGTTGACACTATTGACTTCCGTGGTCTTTATAAAAATGCTGGTAAATAATTAGGGGGTAACTTATATGATGACACAATTCGTAATGGAAACCGATCGTATCAACTTTACAGCGACTGCTGCAGTTAAAGTAGGCGACATTGTAGAAGTTGGTAAACTCCACGGCGTCGCACTTACTGATATTGCTAAAGACGAAGTAGGCGCTGTAAAGGTAACAGGCATATTTAAAGTGGCAGCTAATAAAGCAGATACATACGTTGTTGGTGATTTAGTTCAATTCTTAACTGATAAGGCCGTAAAAACCGGTGGTAAAGTTCTCGGTATTGCAGTAGAACCAAAGACAGCTACACAGGAAACTGTGACAATAATGTTGTTACAACCTACTGCGTAAATAATTACAAAGCGCCCATTTTGGGCGCTTTACTTTTTATGAGGTAAAAACAATGCTGAAATATGATGATAAAGCGTTACTATCTGTATTCGGCGAAAAGATTACTTACAAAGGTCAGTCCATAATAGCTAGTGTGGAAATTGGCGAATATGATGGCAAAGGTTCCGGATTCGTCGATAAAGCATTAGCCGATAAGGCTCATATATGGGTGCGTGCTAAAGATGTACCTAATCCTCGTCCAAAAGACGAAGTGTATATCAATGGCGAGAAATGGTATGTTGACCACGTTTCAAACTTTGACGGCACGATGTATTGCCTTGAAATCGTTCATAACGTGAGGGCGGTGAGACCGTAATGAGTAATGAACCTATTACGATTACAGACACAGCCACGCCGTATCTGAATTTCATTGCAGAAACCAAACCCGACTGGATGCGTAAGGCATTGAAGTCAACAGGTTGGATGATGCAAAAGGAAATTAAAGGAGGCATCAGATCAGGTGCACCCGGCGGACGTAAGTATCCTAACTTTATGGCACCGGCAAGACGTGCTGCATTTGAGTCAGCATTCGGAGCGAAACTTCGCAAAGCATACCAAAGTGGCGGACGAGCTGAACGAGAGGCCTGGGGCTCTAAATCGCGAAATGCCTTGCTTGATATGGGTATTAGCGCCAGGACAATCGGCTACAGTCCTCTAGGTAAGTTATCAAATGCAGTCGGATACCAGTATGACAAAGGCAAGCAGTCCGTCCGAGTTGGGTGGTTATCTAATTCGGCTAAACGGTTAGGCGAACGAATCGAAGAAGGGTACACTAAGCAAATTACAGAGCCTATGCGCAAGAAGTTATTTGCTGCAGGCGTACCATTGCCTAAGGGTAAATCGATGTTCAAAATTCAGCCGCGTCATACTTATGGTCCTATGAAAGCAGCGTTACAGCCTAAACTCAAACCTTACATCGAAGGTAAGATAGGCGACTACGCTATATATGGACCAGCTGCAGAATCAGCATCTCGACGTAACTACAAGGTAAGGTGATTTGATGCAACAAACAATTCCACTGTCACGCATCGTTGAGCGCTGGGCTGAAGCCCTAGCGAATGATGAAGCTTTGACTAAATTTTGTAATGGCAAATACGGAAAGCCGGCGCAACTGTATGTCGGATATGATGACGTCGATGCTCCGCTTGAAGAAGATTGCCCTTGCATTATATTGCTGCCTAGCAGCAAAAGCGAAGGGCTTGCTGATACCTACACATATTCATTAATGATCGTTTGGGGTATCGTCCATCAAGGGGCGACCCGTGATAAAAATATTATTCGATACGACGGAGCACTAGAATCGGATAATCTAGGGCAGTTAATCATTGAATGTATTTGTAAGGTGAATCCGGCATTCCCAGTAATCGACATTGACTATGAATTAGACTCAATGAATTGGCGCCCAGTGTTTACTGGACGTTTAATAGCTACTATAGAAATCCCGCATGTAATTGGCGGGGTTGTTGAATATTAAAGGAGGAAATGCATATGGCAACAGCAAAACGTGCACAGGGCTCTCAGTCCCATGTGGCGATTGCGTTTGAGGCGGATTTTGGTACAACGCCAACTACTGGCGGTGTCATCACTCCGATTATTTCTAGTTCTGTAAAAGCTAGTCAAAATTTAAACGACTCCACCGTAATCCGTGGTGATCGTAATCCAGCAGCGCCATTCCGTGGCAACATCGACACGTCCGGTAGTTTAACCGTACCTGTTGGTGTAATCGACATCGGATACTGGTTAAAAGCTGCATTTGGTCAACCGACTTCTAACACAACTGGCCAAGCGCCAAATAAGAAGTCTGAGCATGTGTTTAAAATCGGCAACACAATGCCGTCGCTAACTATTGAACAGGGATACCCTGATGTTAACGTATTCCAACAATTCGCCGGTGCGCGAGTTAGTAAATTAGGTTTTAAATTTGGCGGTGATGCTGAATTAACTGCATCTGTGGATGTAATGGGCTGTAAGGAAACATTAGCAGCCACTACATTTGATGCTGCAGCAAAAGCAGTTAATTTCCTACCATTCCAAAATCTTAACGCAACTATCAAAGAGGGTGGCGTTACTGTGGCCAATATTCTAAGTTGCGATATCAACTTTGATTTTGGCTTGGATGGTGATTCTTACGCTATCGGCGGTAAAGGCTTTAGAACATACATCGACCCAGGTATTGTGTCAATTTCCGGGACGATTAAAGCGTTCTTCCAAAATAAGGACCTTTTAAACAAAGCGGTTAACGGCACAGAATCCAGCTTGGAATTACGACTCGATCAAGATGACTGGTCGCTTACATTTAAGTTGCCTGAGCTTGTATATGAACGACAATCTCCGGGCATCGACGGTCCTAGAGGCGTTAATATCGAATTACCGTTTAAAGCGTACTACCGGGCAGATGCTGGTCGTTCCGCTGCCATCATTACATTAGTTAATAATCAAGAACAATACTAGGAGGTGCCAATATGGCATTTGAAGATATCAAAGTAAGAGGCTTAACATTCGCCGAACGTGGTGAATTAATTAAATCTGGTTTAGACCCATTGTATACCCCAGTTCCGGAAGAAGCACCGGACACAGAACGTCTATTACGTTCTCGTGACCTTGCACAATGGATTATGCAGCACATCTACGGATTGACTGAAGATGAAATCAACGCAGCTCCAGATAATGATCTTATGGAAATTGCGCTTGATACGATGCGATTTACGCATGAAAAAAAGGCTGAAATCGAAAAAAACTAATTGATGCGTGGAGTTGGCTCAACTCCGACAAACCAAAATACTGCTCAGATTGTATCAAGATGCAACGTGAGACAAAACAGCATTTTGACTGTTCGGAGTGTGAGTTTAATTCCCCGCATCAATTAGACGGAACGCGACAAGCAATGCGAGTATACAATGCAAGCCGGATGCAGCGACGATGGCACCCGGGCGGTATTGCAGGGTTCGATATGCCAGCAGTATTAGAAGTGGCAAGGGCTTACGGCATCGAGCCACTGCCGCACCTTATTGATTTGCTTATACTACTTGAAGCCAAAGAACTGGAGGTGGCGCACAAGAATGGCCAATAATTTAATTGATATTGTCGTTCAACTTACCGATAAGAATACGGAAGCAGGACTCAAGAAAATTACTGCAAGTGCCGAAGGCGCCAAATCAGCCCTTGGCAAAATGAAGAATGACCTCATGGCGATAGGTGCCGGTGTTGGTGTTGTAGGCATCGGTGCCAAACTGGCTAAAGAGACTATTCAATGGGATGTAGCCGTTAAGAAATTGTCCGGTATCACTGGTGCTACGGCAAAAGAGACCAGCGAATTATTAGCAGTGGCCAATTACATGGGCGTTGCTATGGAGGATAGCGCTGGCGCATTTGCTAAGTTTTCAAAGAACGTCGGAGCGGCCAAGGAAAAAATGGAAGTCGCTCGGGCAGAGGGTAAACTTGGCACTGATATATTCAGTAAATTAGGATACACACTTGAGGACATCCAAGGTAAGAATACTGTTGAAGTATTCAAGATGATACAGGAACGTCTAAGAGGTATGAAAGACGGGGCTGAGAAGACTCGTGTCGAAATGGAACTCTTCGGACGTACTGGTTATCAAATGCACGCCATGCTCAACATGTCCGCTGAACAGATGGACAAAGTGGCTGAACGTGCAAAAGCAATGGGTCTTATCATTGACGACGAGACTGCAGCTAAATCCGCAAAGCTAAATCGGGAATTGAAAGATTTAGAAAATACAGGGAAGCGCCTTGCAGTATCCATCGGTCATGAGTTAGTCCCAGTATTTAACGACTACGCAAAAGGCGTATTAGATGTCGCTAAAGAATTCGAGTCAATGACTGCCGAGCAAAAGGAAGCTATCGGAGGCATTGTCAAATTCGGTGCAGAAGCCGGAGCTGTAATCATAGTCATGAGATCACTAACCAGCGCACTCGGATTTATGAAAATAGCTACGCTTGCCGCTGCGGGTCCGTGGGTAACATTGGCTACAGTAATCGGACTTGCTGGGAAAGCATTACTCGATTTTCGCTACAACGAAAAAACATCCGGGTCCGATTTAGGTGTGGAACTCAGAGGAAGTAAAATTCATAAGAATACGAATTCCACATCCGGGTTGGCCAAGGAATTTAAAGCATCGCACGATACAAGGTATTGGGTTGAAGATTCTGCTTTATTCGGACTAATAAAAAACGATCGCATGGCCACAAAAGCAGAAGGGGCAGAGATTGATTCCTTATTAGCCCTTAAACACGCCCATGAAGTCAAACAAAAAGAGACTGAAGAAGAGCTCGAAAAAGCAAAGCAAGCAATCGCTAATGGCGGAGGTCTAACCAATACTGAGGCTATCAATAAAGCGAATGAGGAAGCTGCAAAAGCGGCCAAAGCTCAAGAGCAGGCTGCCAAGAAAGCTCAACAAGCGGCCGAAAAGTTGACGAGTGCTGTGGAACGCATGGCTGATTTGTATCGCTCACTTACATTGCAAAGCTTGCAAATCGACGGCAGTCAATATGAAATCGATAAGTTAACTGCGAAGAATCAGTATGAAGCCAACAATAAGAATATCCGTGATATTATCCGTTCTGTTTCAGGCCTGGGCGGAAGCGCTACTGGCGAAGCCGTAAGTGTATTAGATGCAGCCAATGAGCAACTAGGGAAGGCATACGAGTTAGGTGCAGATGGTACATGGGCAACAGATTGCGGAAAGTTGTTCTCCGACTCTGTATTACAGGCATTTGGAAAGGACGTACCTCGATACGTACCATCTATCATGGATGCGGCAAGAGCTGCTGGCGCATGGCATGACGCGGGAGATGGGTATACGCCTAAAGCCGGAGACGGAGTTGTAGTACTAGGGGATAACCATATCGTTATTAGTGACGGAAACGGCGGATATACTGGAGCTAATTCTAGTACTGGAGTAGTTGCTAAGCCGTCTGTTGAAGGTGACTTTGGCGCTGTTACAGGGTACGTAGACACTAGCTTATTAGCGGGTGCTACATTTGGCGCCTCTGCAGACTCAGCAGGCAGTGCAGCAAATGCCAAGAAGCTTGCTGAGTCAAATCTAACTGCCCAAGTTAGAGCTAAGAACGAAGAGCTGTATCAAAAGCGATTAGCTGAGGCGCAACGTAATCAAACTATTCGTGTCCGTAAGATGAACGAGGATATTAAGAAACTCGATCTTGAACGTACAGGCGACCGCTTGCAATTACTAAAAGCTGAAGCTGAAGCGCAAAAGGCCCAAATCGACGATAATGTTCGTGAGTACACTAAAGCCGTAGGCGATAAGGAACTCGCTGAAAAGAAAGCTCAGGCAGAGCGCCTAAAATTGGCATCTGATACTGAGCAGAAAATCAGAGAGTTAGCATACACGCAAACGAGTGAAACCGTTGACCACTTAACCAATATGGTTACTCTTGGCCGCTTATCTCGCAGTGATGCGGATGCACTGCTTGCTGAAGAGCTAAAGACCTATATTGACTATGCACGTAGTGAAGTCAATGAGGCCCAGTTAACAGCTACGCAAAGACTGCAAATTGAAAAGAACCTATTAGAGTCTCAACAGAAGCTATGGGAACTTGCAGGTCGCAGTCTGAAAACGAGTCTACAAGAAGCGGCTCGACAATATAAGCAAGAGACTACCAATTATGCAGATTTAGCAAAGTCTACTTTTGACAGTACGATGAGCTCTATCAATTCAGCATGGACAAATAATCTCGAGGCTATGGCAACAGGAACGAAATCATTTAGTAAAGGCATTAAGGACATATTCAAGGATATGACGAACGCCATTATTAAGATGATGATTCAGTTAACGTTCCAACAATACATCATGCCTAAGTTGCAAGGATTATTTGGTGGTGCAGTAAGTGGTATTGGCTCACTAGGTGCTGCAAAAGGGACATCGTCCTTTGCTGGTGGCAGTTCGTTTAGTTCTGCATTTACAGGCAATCGATTTGCTGCCGGAGGAAAAACGAACCCAGGGCTTATGCTGGTTGGCGAAAACGGACCGGAACTATTGCAGTCCTCCGGATCACATCGCATTTATACAGCAAGCGAAACTCGTCGATTGGTAGGCGGAGGCGGTGCAAGCAACAATGTAGTTGTTAATATCATCAATCAGTCTGGCCAAGAACTCGAAAGCAAACAACAGAACTCTCGGTTCGATGGCGAAAATTATGTTATTGATGTAGTAGTTCGCGCTATGGAATCAAACAAAGGAGGTATGCGTGACGCCATCAAGGCATCCGCAGTATAACTATGGCAGTATTTCCAGATATTCGATGGCCGATATACCCAATTCAGGAGACTACTCCAGATATTTCGTATAAAGGCCAAGTTGAAAACATGACGCTAATCACCAGGAAGAAGACGACAAAGACCCGGCGGACATATTCCGTAGGGTACAAGTTGCCAACAGCTGATTACTATAAACTTCGGTCATTCTTCGATGAAGTCAACTGCTCCGGTATATTCGCTTGGGTTCATCCGGAAACACGGGAAACACTAAATGTACGATTTGCTGATCAGTTAGACTTTGCGGCGAATGACTACGGAGTGTGGATGGGAACCGTGAAATTACAGGAGGTATAACATGTTACCGCTCTCAACGGCATCGATTTTAGAGAAAAACCAGATATCGGCCACAGGTGTGTGGTTAATGCTGTTAGAAATATCCTATAAAGGGGATACGATTCGATTGGTATACAATACGGAGAATATCCAATTTCAAGGCAATACCTATATTGCATTTCCATTTACCATTCAAGATGTTACAGAGAATGCGACGGATTTACCTAATATCAAGCTATCCGTGTCTAACGTGACTCGGACAATTCAGCGTATGGCAGAATCTCATAATGGATTTACTGGAGCCAATGTCATCATTCGTGTGGTGAATACGAACATACCTGATGTGTGCGAGCAAGAGGAGCATTTTGTAATTACAGGAACTCACGCAAATGCTGAATGGATAGAATTCACGCTCGGGACGGACTTTAGTTTTACTCGACGATTCCCATTAATCCGTGTGATGAAGGATTTCTGTCCGTTCAAATTTAAAGGTGTTCAGTGTGGGTATAAGGGACGCGAAAGTCAATGTAATAAAACTCTAGCACGATGTCGCGAATTGGGGAACAGTGTTCGATTTGGGGGAGAACCCACTATTCCACAGGGAGGGCTTTATGCATCCAATAAGTGATTTGACTGATATGATAGGTACTCCATTCTCGGAAATGAAATGCTGGGATGTAGTTGTTGAGGTATATCGGCGTAGTGGAATATCACTACCCGAATATACCCAAATTCAAATGGATGAATGGTGTGAAGTTCGCGAACCAATGCCAGGTAGTGTTTTGGTATTTGCGTTATATGGTAAAAATCTCGATCATGTAGGAGTTTATCTCGGTGAAGGTAAATTCATACACGCTACTGAACACAGCGGCACATGCATAGAACATATATCAAAGTACGTGCCTCGATTGAAGCACATATATGAAAGGAAGGAGTAGCAGATGGTTAATGTAATCATTGTAAATAACCCGTTCAAGCCGGAGCAGCGGGATACAAAATATTTGCCATTTAAACAGGGCAAGTCTATCAGCTATTACTTCAGTGCACCTGGTGAATGGGCGTATTCAGTAAATGGACATGAGGCGACGCCGGATACAGTTGTGAACGATGAAGACTACATCGTAATAATGCCCCGAGTTGAGGGTAAGTTCTTTGGTGTTCTTCTATCAATAGGGATGGCTGTATTTACTGGTGGTATTGCTTCAGGTGCTATCTTTGGTATCCAAAGCTTGATTTGGCGGTCAGTAATTGCTATGGCGGTAGGGATGATAGGTAATGCTATCATTTCAAAGTTAACTGCTCCTAAGGTTGACCGTTCGAACTCCGAACAGTCAAATACATATGGCTGGGGAGGTACTGAAACTGTTACTGGACAGGGCTATCCATTAGCCGTGACGTATGGGCGGATGAAAAGCGCCGGATTATTATTATCCCGCCATGTAATTAGCGATGGCGAAAAGCAATATCTTAATCTTTTATACTGTGCCGGTGAAGGTGAATTATCAAAGATAGAAGATATTCGTATTAATGCTAACCCAATCAGTAATTATAAAGATGTGCAGG